GTATTATTAAGTTATTAGATATGTTAGGTTTATTAAAACCTATATTAGATGCTATTAAAGCCGTTGTAGGTGCTGTTGTAGATGCTTTCCACGCCTTAACTGACGCATTAGGTTTAACATCTTACGCTCAACAAGAAGCAGCAGACGAGGCAATAAAGACTGGTGAAAAAATCAGAAAAGAAGCAGACGCAAATGCTGCTAAACAACAAGCCGTATTAAGTATTATAGAAGGTTTAACTAATGAAGAAATTGCTTTATTAGAAAAGAAGTTAGGATATTATATTAGCGCCAATCAAAGTAAGTATGATATAGAAGCAGAAAGGCTTGCTCAGGCTAAGGCAACAAATGATTATGAGTTATACACATTACAAGAGGTAATGTATGCTGAGGGTGAGTTTACAGAAGAACAACAAAAGCAATATGATGAAAGGTTAAATAATATAACAGTTCTTAATGATAAAATTAAGTTAAATGAGGAAGCAAAACAAAGATACTTACTTGATTTAGAAACAAAAGCAACTACAACTTTAAGAGACCTTAAAATAAGGAATATTAAAGACGCGAACCAAAGGAGTTTAGTTGAAGATGAAACAAAAAAGAAGGATGAGTTAAGGAACATACAAGTTCAACAAGATGTTCTTGCCAGAGCGGGTAAAAAAGAAACTCAAGCCTATAAAGATTTAACCGCTGCTAAGTTAGAAATAGAAACATATTATACAACACGCAAGCGTGATGTGGAAGTGGCGATTGCTAAGAAATCCGCTGATGATTTTAAGGCAGGTCAAGATAAAAAGGCTAAACTTCTTAATGAGCAGTTATTAAAAATAGAACAAGGTTATAATTTAGAATTATCTTTGTTAAAAGCAAGTCTTGCTAATAAAGGAATATCACAAAAGGATTTTGATGCTGAGGAAGTTGCTACTTTAGCAGCAAAAGAAAACGCGATTAGTGAATTCAAGGCAAAGGTTGATGCCAAAGGTATAGCAAACTATACTAAAATGGGCATGACAAAAGTTCAGTTTGAAACTCAACAAGCAGATTTAGTTGTAGCTCAGGCAAAAAGGGCAGAGGATTTAAAAAATGGTATTGCTGCTGAGACTGGCGAAAGATTAAAAACTGCTGACGCTTTAAGATTAGCAAACGCAGAAAAAGAACTTAAAGATTATTTTGATAAAAGTGATACAAAATCAAGGACAGATGATTTTTGGCAGGCGGAATATGATAAAAAACAAGAGATTATATTTAATTTAAGGAAAAAACAAATTGCTGATATTGCTGATATAGAAATACAGACAGGTAAAAAAACTGATGATGAAATTGCTTTAATATCACAAAAGGCTTATGATGAAATACAAAAACTTGATGAAGAACACACTGCCTTTTTATTAGAACAAGATGCGTTGAAGAAACAAACAGTTTCAAGTGCTGCTGATTATGAGGTTGTTAAACAAGTAAATAAAAATGCTAATTTAAGAGCCCTTTATGGAAAACTTGCTGAAGATGAAATAAAACTTATAGAGGATTCGTCGGCGAAAAAGAAAAGTATGTTAGACGCAAACCTTGCGTCGGATTTGTTCGCTGTTAGTGATGATGTTGCTAAAAGGTCTGCTATTGAGGAACAATATAGACAAGATAAAGAAGCATTAGAAAAAGAATCTGCTGATAGAATAGGTGAAATTAAAAGGGAAGCAGCCGCAAAAGACTTACAATTCTTGAACGATGGATTACAAGCGGCTTCATCAGTATTTAATGATATAACCGCTGCTAAGAAAAGTTCAATGGATAATCAAAACAAAATTGAACTAAAAGGATTAACACTTGGAACAAAGGCTTATAATGACGCAAAATTAAGGCAATTCACGGCAGAACAAGACTTTGCTAAAAAATCATTTAATACAAATAAAGGTCTTCAGCTCGGTATAGCAACTATTACTGGTATTCAATCAGTTTTATCAGCCTTTGCTAATGGTATGAAAAACCCTGTTCCTCTTTTAGGACCAGCAACAGCTGCTATTTATGCTGTCACCGCTGGTATAGTTGCCGCTGCTAACATAGCAAAGATTGCGGCTTCTAAGTTCGGTGAAGGAACACCACCAACAGATACTGTTCCTGCTAATCAAGATGCTAGTAGAGCAGCAGATATGGCAGCAGCTGCACCAACAAACTTCCAACCAAATCAATTCTTTGGATTGGGACAACAAACAGCAGCAGGTATGCCGGGTGGTCCTAAACCTATTAAAGTATATGTAAGTGAAGGTGATATTAGAGAAGTAAGTGAAAGAGTATCAGTTATTGAAACAAGAGCTGTTTATTAAAAAATATATAATTATATGAAAGGTAAAATAAAAAAATTAGATCCTGATAAATTACCAGTTTATCAAATCGTGGTTGAAGATGGTGATGAAACAGGAATTCAACTTATATCACTTATTGCTGACCCGGCAATAAATGTAATGGGTATGGCTTTTTCTAATAAATCCCCTATGTCTTTTAAGGAAGTTGGTGATAAACAAGTTATAGTCGGACCGGCTTTAATACCTGATATGAGGATATATCGTGAAGATGATAAGTATGGTAAATACTATGTTGTATTTTCTGCTGAAACTATTGCAAAGATGGTAGAAAAGTTTAACAAATATGGTTCTAATAGAAAGATTAACATAGACCACTCTAATGAAATGGTTGATGCTTTTATTATGGAGGATTGGATAGTTGAAGATAGTGTTTATGATAAAAGTAGAAAGTATGGATTTGAAGTGCCTGTTGGAACTTATATGATAATGGTTAAAATTGAAGACACTGACTTTTGGAACGAAGAGGTTAGAGGTAATGGTAAGTTTGGTTTTAGTATAGAAGGTATGTTAGGACAACAATTAGTTAATTTAGTAAAACAAGAAGCGACTATTGATGATTTAACATTAGAGGATTTATTTAAAATCTTTGAAATAGGTGTTCCACATTATACGGCTGATGGTAAGTTATATGAAGGACCAACACATAAAGATGCGTCTGGAAGGTTAATGACTGGTGCAGAACACTCGGAAGATAGTGAGTATTTATATCACGAAGGTGAATTAAAAGATATGAAATTTAGTGATATATTCGTCACGGATTCATCTAATGTTGATAGGTTAAAATACTTTGAAGAAAAAAGAGAATTAGTAATTAAGTTTAATGATGGTTCTTACTATACCTATTCTGATATAGATGCTGATGAGTTTAATGCTATTGTTGAAGGTGATGCAGTTTGTAGAACATCAGGTCAAAATGAATTCGGTGAGTGGGAAATTGGTAAGACACCTTCTGTTGGAGCAGCCGTTTGGAAGTTCTTAATTGATAAAGGTAATTTAGGCACAGAAGGTGGATCCTTCTATTAATAATTATTTTCTAGCAAAATTAGAAAAATAATCACTATAAGTATATTATAGATATAAAAAATAAATAATTAAAATGGATAAGAACAAATTAATTGAAACAATCAAAGGTCAGTTAAAGGCATTGGTTTCTAGCGAAGTAAAGTTTGCTGAAGTTAAGGCTGGTGATTTATTGATTACATCTACTGATGAAGAATTAGTTATTGGTTCAGAAGTTTTCACACAAGACAAAGATGGTAATAATATACCACTTGCTGATGGTGATTATACTTTAGATTCAGGTGAAACTATCACCGTAACATCTGGTAAGGTTGATACAATCGCTGGTGGTGTGGTAGAAGTTGAAACACCAGAGGAAGTTGTTGCTGCTAAAGACGCACCAATTGACCCTATGATGGACCCTGAAGCAGACCCTAACGAAGCAGAAACACCTGAAGAAACTAAAAAAGAAGGTGGTAATGAAGATGTTAAAGCCTTAGCAGCAAGAGTAGCTAAATGTGAAGCTATGTTAGAAGAAATGTCTAAGATGAATAACAAAATGGCACAAGAACTATCAAAAGTATCAGGCGAACCATCAGCAGAGCCTATTTCAGTTGAACCAACTGAATTCAAATCAGTTGAAGACAAAAAATCTGGCTATTCAAACATAGATATTATGTCTATCAGAGAAAAAGCAAGAAAAAACAGGTAATCAAACCAAAAAAAATATAAATAAATAACATGGCAACATTAAATTTAAGTAATTTAACAAAATATACAGACCAATTGTCTGGTATATTATTGAAGGAGTCAGTTTTAGTAGGTAATACTTTTGACTATATCTCTATTCAAACAGGTGTGAAATATGCAGACAGCATTAACATCTTAACAAACTCTCTTACAGCCGCAGCAGGTGCTTGTGGAGCAATTAGCCCAGCGGGTTCAACAACTTTATCACAAAGATCAATTTCAGTTTCTGCTATTAAAGTAGAAGAAAGTATATGTGTTGAAGAATTTGAGCAATACTGGATCGGTCAATTGGCTAAAGAAGGTTCTTATAATGAAATGGCACCTGAGGTGTTTAATACATTATACCTTTCTAACAAAGTAGAAAAAATCGGACAATTAGTAGAAGATATGTTCTGGAAAGCATCACCATCAGTAAGAGCTTTAATCCCTGGTTCAGGTGCAGGTAATTTAGCATTAGCTTCAGGTATTCTTGATACTTTACTTTACACATCAGCAACTTCTTCAACAGTTGGAGCAACTGCAACAGGAGCCCTAACATTAGCAACAGCAATTAATGTTGTTGATAATATGATCGCTCAAGTTCCTAATGATGTAGTAGGAACAGAAGATTTAACTTTGTTTATGTCTTACGCTAACTTTAGAGTTCTAATGAACGCCTTAAGACAAGGTAATTACTTTGTAGGTTATGACGGACAAAAAGCTCACACTTGGGTATTAGACAATTACACTAACACTAATGTTAGAATTGTTGCAACAAGAGGTCTTAACGCAACAGACATTATGGTTCTTACTCCATCTTCTAACCTTTACTTTGGAACTGATAGTTTCGGTGAAGCAAGAAATGGTGATGGTTTCCAATTCTGGTATGATATTCGTGATAATATCACTTATTTCAGAGCTAAATTGAAAGTAGGAGCACAAGTTGCTTTTCCTCAATATGTAGTAATCAAAAGTTCTTAATCAATAAGAAACAAAAAATATAAGCTCAATAAAGCCCTTCGGGGCAATGAGTTAAAAAAAATTAAACAACAAATTATGCCAACAACATGTGTATTAACATCAGGATATAGTTTAGGATGCCGTGATTCTATTGGAGGAATTCAAGAAGTTTATATTGGTGAGTATAATGGCTCAACATTAGCTTATACTTTTGGAACTGATAATATAATCGGAACATTTTCAGCAGGAACAAGTTCTTTCTATACTTTCCAACAAGAAATAGAAACTGCTTCTTATACTGAAAACGGACAATTCTCAACAGAAAACGGAACTTCGTTCTACGAACAAACATTAACAATAGCAGTTCATAAATTAGAGGCTTCACTAAGAAATAAAATCTTAGTATTAGGTCAAGGTAAATGGAGAATTCTAATAAAAGACCAAAGAGGTATTTATCGTCTAATGGGCGTTCAAAATCCAGTTAGAGTTTCAGCCTCTACTCCTAATGTGGGTAAGGCTTACGGCGATATGAATGGTGCATCTATTACATTTATGTGTAAAGAACCATCACCAGCATTTATCGTGGCTTCAACAGCAGCCCTTCAGCTAATTACAGCTCCAGGAGTATAATTGCTGATTTGAATTAAAAAAAGGTTCGTTTCATTAATCCTTTTTTAGACCCTCCAGAGTTGAGGGTCTTTTTTATTTTAAAAGTTTAGAAAAATGAGGATAAAAGTATATTATAGTAAATTAAAGTAAAGATAATGGAACTTAAAATTAAAGAAGAATACAAAGATGTTGAAATATGGGTGT